AAAGTGAGCTTCATGAAGCTCACTTTCGCGCTGTTCCAGCAACCGCTCGTCGGCGTCGATGCGCTGTTCCCAAGCCTCCAGCCTCGCCAGCGACACAGACATATCCCTACACCACCCGCACCATCACAGCCGACCCATTCCGGTACAACCCGCCAACCGGCACCCCGGCCGCCGCAGCCGCCGCATCGTTTGCGTAACTCACGGTCGAATGCAGATTGGCAATCGCCGCCACCTTGTCGGACATATCCTGAAAGAATGCCATCCAGGCCACCGAAGTCTGGTGGTCATCGTCCAGCAACAGCGGCTGCCCGGCAGGAGGACGACGCGGGCCGCGTGCCATCAGGCAGCCCCCGGCGCGACATCAACGTCGACCCCGTAAACCGTCATCGGTGCCGCGCTGGCCAGATGCAACGTCCGCTGGCGGAAGCTGCCCAACTTGGTCGTTGCCACCCGCGTCCGCGTGGCACCCGCCGCCCCGGTGCCCAGCGAGCGCGGCGCACTCCAGGTTAACCCACCATCATTCGACCAGTTCACCGCCACACTGCCCGGAGCGCCAGCGGTGCCCACCTCCATCTCAACCTCCAGCCGGTTCATGAAATGGCGCGGCCCATGCGTCACGATCGCCGGCAGCACCGCTTCATGCGGCACCGCGATTCCCGCCTCGTTGGGAAACGAAGCATCCATGTGGTAAAGATTGCCATTCGCAGCATCACCCATCAGCAGCCGCGCGCCGAGCCGGGTTGCCGTGTTGATATTCCATCGGCCGAGGCCGTTGGCCGCGCTGCAACGCTCGGTCCAGATTTGTGCATCGCAATCGTAAACGAACGTCATCCCGGCGCCGAACAGCGGCAACGAGAGCGCATAGAACTTGTGCCCCTCGTGGACGAATCCGCAGGCGCTGATCGTTCGCAGATAGCCGCCTTGATAGTTCGCCAGCTTTTCCTCAAGCGCGTGGTCGCTCACCCGGACGGCCTGGTAGCCCTGGCTGCGCCAAACCACGTTGTCGATGCCCAACCAGAACATCGACCCGTCCAGTTCGACGATGGTGCGCCGCGCCCCAACACCATGCGCCATCACCCCGCCGGCACGCGGGTTGAACGGTGCATCCGCCGCCCCGGTGTCGTACCAGACCTGCGTGGTATTCTGGCCGAACAGCCAAAGTTCGCCGTTGTGCGGAAAGCAGTGCTCGACGAAATCCACTTGGGAACTCACGGCCACGAAATCCAGGCTGTTGAAATGGCTGGCATCAAGCAGCTTGGAAAGAAAGAAGAACGTGCCGAGGAAATTCGTGAACACGTAATAGCCGTCGATGTAACAAACGCTGCTCGCGCCCCCGACCGGGAAATTACCGGCTCCGGTGGTGATCTGGCTAACCGGCGCCCCGGCAAGATCGGTCACATAGGCGTTCGGCGGGACGCAAAACACGACACCGGTGAGGCCGATGGCAATCGACACGGCAGACTCTGTTGGTGTTGTGCCGATAAAACCAAGATCGACCGGCGCGGTGCCATCGTCCTGCATCCGCCATGCGTGCGAACCTGAGATCAGCCAAATGCTGCCCGCCAACGCTGCGGCGGCCAGGATCGGCCCGGTTCCCGCCGTGGCGAACGTTGCCAGGCCAGGCGTCGGTTTCAGGACGAACGGCGACCGGGCGTTGGCCGGCATCCGCTGCGGATACATGTTCAGCAGGCGCGCGGCCGATGCCGGCGCCGATGCCATCTGATAGGATTGGCTGGCGAGCGGAACCGGCTTTAGCCCCGGTTTCAGCCCCGTGAGCGCGGCTTGCAGCGATCCGAGGGTATCGGACATTCTCTCAGTGATCCAGGATCGCGCTGGCCTGCGCAGCGGTCAGAACGCTCGGCACAAGGGCATTGATCCCGCCCTGCACAGAAACATCCGTCAGGTCGATCATGTTCGCCGCCGCCAGCTTGATCAGCATTATGCCGGTTTGCGGATTACCCCATAACACCGGCAGGACCGCAGGCGGAATGCGGTTGAGAAACTGCGTTGCGGTGACTTGCTGCGGCTTGGACGCGACAGGCATTGGTGGTGCCACGACCCACCCCGGTGCCCCGTTGACAGCGCCGAGCACCTTGCCTGACGGGGGATTGCCTATGAACGTTTCCCACACGTCGTCAGAGACATCGACGGCATCGGTCGGCCACGTCCCGGACGCCTCATAGCTATGTCGTAAGTCTGCGGCGTAGAAGTTTCCCGAGGAAGGCGAGAACACGATGCCCATGGTCAATGTCCTACCGCCAGCCAGTAAAACGACGTGCCCGGCGTGAATGCGTGTGTCGCAGAATCGGACGATGCACATCCAAAGTTCGCGGCGCTGACACCCGTTGTTGCCAGAATAGTTGTTGGTGCTGCACCGGCGTTGACCGCCGTTGCCTGGACAGAAAACACTCCGCTCGGGAAAACAATCGGATATGTCACCGTCACCCCGCCGCCGCCGGATGTGGTGGCATTGCCCCATTCCAGAATCAACCCGCTCGGCAACTTCTGATATCCGGCAGACACGAGCGAAGATGCGAACAGCGCCGCAAACGCCGTGTCAGCAGCCGCACGCGCCGTCGCTTCCGCCGTGACCAATCCCGCACTGGCCGCATCCCCGGCAATCCGGGCCGTCGCTTCAGCTGTATCACCAGCAGCACGAGCCGTGGCTTCGGCCGTGTCAGCAGCCGTCCGAGCCGTGGCCTCGGCTGTATCCGCAGCAGTGCGAGCCGTCGCTTCCGCAGTATCACCGGCAACGCGCGCCGTAGTTTCGGCGGTATCGGCAGCAGCGCGAATGCCGATCTCTTCCGCCATCGACGCATTTAACTTTGTCGATGTCAGGAATTCGAGGTTTCCGTAGGTAACGGTCATAAGAATCCTTTCGGACGGCTAAACAGGAAAGCCGTCTGCATCAACCGGCAAACCCGCGTCGTTCAGCAACGGCGCCAGCCCGTCGATCCCGGCGTCCAACTGGCTGCGGTCGGCCTGAAAATACGTACGCACCGTATGCCCGAGCGTCGCGATGTTGAACCACGGCTCCCGGACCTGCATAACACCCTCGACCGCGCTGGATTCGCCGTCATAGAGATCGACCTGGATGGCGAGCCGGTAGCGGCCCCACCAAAGCCCGCGCGTCGTAGCGCCCGGCATGTAGAAGTTAATCCGGCCGGGCAGGCTGGCACTGACCACAATGCCGTCAACCGCGAGCAACGGCCCGCCGATCACACTGCCGCCGGTAAACCAACCCAACCCGTAATCCGGCGATGCCGCGATCCCGCCCCGATGATCGGCGAACAGCGACAGCCGCGCGAACGAACCGGCCACCGGGGCCAGCGTCCCGCTATCATCGTTATAGACGGTCAACGCCAGCTTGAGATCGTCACCCGCCCGGATCGACGCGTTCCACTGCTGGACACGGACGGGGTTGCGGGTTTGGCGCGAAGTTGCGAGGCGGAGGGTGGGCATCAGAAGTAAACCGCCCGAACCGGCTCACGCTCGGATGGCAACGAGACGATGCGCATCAGGTCGCGCTCGGCCGTCTCGGCCCACGCCGGGTCCGCCTTGACGCCGGTTTCCGGGCCGCCCAGCAATGTCGCCGCAAGCATCACATAGGATTCCTCGGCCCATTCGGGAACGTCCAGCAAGGTCCACCGCGTCCGCCCGCGTGCCTCAAGCGAGTAATGCACCGCCCGCACCTTTTGCTCGGCCAGCAACTGCCCCGCCGCGCCGCCCATGACGAGGCCGCGAATCCGCGCGATATTGCCCGCATACAACGCAGGATCGAACGCCTTCCCGCCCTCGATCCCAAGCGTCAGAGACGCCATCGCCGCATAGGCATCGGCCATCGACGCCGGTATGGTATCGACGGTCCATGTCACCAGGTTCTGGTCATTCAGTTCCTCATGCACCGCCGCAACCCGTTCGATCGCACGCGCCTGCATACCGCGAACACGGGCAGCGGCACGCAGGCTATCCATCGCAGCGGCATAGGATGCAGCGGCAGCCGCTTGGGCTTCCGGCGTGTCCGGCCGGTAAATCGGTGCGAGATGCGCCGCGGTCATTCGCACGTAGGCCTCTGCCTGAGAAACCGGCACAGCGGACACGGGCCACTGGACAAGGCCGAGCGCGTTGGCTTCCTCATGCGCCGCCGCGACCTTGCCTTCGGCAATGGCCTGCCCGTATGCGCCGGACAACGCCTGCTGGCGAATTGCCGACTCTGCGGCCAGGAACGCTTCCATCGTGGCAGGCTTGCCGAATTCCGGTGCAAGCAGATTAGCGGTCATGATCACGTAATATTCGAACGCCGAATTTGGAATCGCAGTAGCGGGCCATGTCACATAGTCCGCCGTGGCCAGTATGTCGTGAACAGCGGACGCGCGGGCCGTGGCCTCGGCCTGATCCAGCGTTGCCGGGGTTTCGTCGGACGCGATCACCGCCAGCTTGAGCAACGCCGCCTTGCCCACGTCGCCGGGCGTCCAAATAATGGCACTCGCAATGGCAGGTGTGAGCGTTGCCGGGTTTGCACCCACGATCCGAAGCGCGCGGGCGGCGATTTCGGTCTGTGTGACGGTGCCGATTGCCGCCGGCCGATCTGACTCGGCGACCGGGATACCGAGTTCGCGCAGCACACGGGCCGCGACGGCGGCCGAGGTCAACGGCGGCGCGGACGCAGGGGACAAACTGTCGGCAACGACGGAGATACCGAGTTTGCGGAGCGCGCGGGCGCCGAGTTGGGCAAGGGTGACGGTCATTCGGCCTCCGGCCCGTCATCAGTCACGACCAACTTGGCATTGTTATCCGCGATCCACGCGCGCCAGTCGGTCACCATCATCCAATGACGGTTATGCGGATCGGTGCCCTGTTGCACCCATAGCGCGCCGCCGTTCATGCCCGGCGCGTGGGCCAGGACGGTGCGATGACGCGACGGGCGAGTGTCGCCGTCCGCCGCCCATGGCACGCCGAAGTGGTGGTCTTCGGGCATCGGATCAGATCCTCCGTAAGGCTAATCTTGATTCCGGGACCATCGACCCGGCAGAAACGAGACGGCAAACATCAACCCAACCCAGAAGCCCATAAAGACCCCGATACAGACACCGAACCAAAGATCATGGCCCATCGGGTACTCCTTTCGGGGCTACGGGGTTGGCGGGTCGCCAGATTGAGCGGCAGCGGCGCCGCCCGCCATCAGGCCAGCGATGCCGTATTTTCTCAATATTCTTATCGAGTTTGCATCAAACACGACCGTGTTTGACGTGCCCTCACCGTTGGACCGTGAACCGCCGTCGAGGTAGCGAATGCCGGGAATGCCAGCGGCCTGGAGGGCTTGGGCAGCGGCAGCGGGATCGCGATAATCCCCAGGAACCAACTTCGAGTGTTCATAAACTGCGCCGCCTGTCGGGTCAGACATTCGCGCTGTCAGCGACGCCTGCTTGTGCGCATCCTCGGCGGTGGCAAAGGTTCGCTGCATTGTCGCGCCATCGTTGAAGGTCACCCCGTAACCGTCGCCTTTGGGCGTAACCGCATAGGTGCGCGGCGTAATTCCGAACTGTCCTAGCGCCTCCTGCACATGGGGACTCTGCTGACTGAGAGGCTTGTCCCAGTCCAGGAAGTGCGCCGGATCGGCGTTGATGTTGACCTCATACATGTGGCCGGGTGCTTTGAATTGCACATCGCTGCCGATGCTGTCGTAAGCCTTATTAACCGCGTCGAATATCGGCTGTTGTCCTTTTGGACTTGGCACTTCTTTTGCCATTCGCGCGAGGGTGGCGCTTCTCGCGGCGGCCAAGTCAACCGCTTGGCCGGCCGGTACGTTGCCGGCGATGTCCCTCATCGCGGCACTTTTTATCCATCCAGGCACATCGGCAGGGATCAACGAATTATAGGCGTCAACGAATTTTGGATCATTGATGATTTGCATATTAGGCAGCATCCCCTTCGACTCGCCGCCTTGGAATACCTCGACGCCAGATGGACTCAGCCTGTCCCGGTAGCCCTGCGCCACCTTCTCGCTTTGGGCGACGTAAAGACCATGTCCGTAAGCCTGTGCGCCCTCCCCGGTGCCAATCGCCTCGCTCTTGAACGCGTCGAACGAGTGCGGCGAGCCGTGATATGCGGTGAACCCCGGACCCTTCATCCCCGGCGCCGACGTTCCGCCAATCATCGCCGAACCATAAGCCTGCCCTATCTCCGTGCCCAAGGCACCCCATCCAGCATCGGTTCGTGCCCCGGTCTTCGGGTCGAAGTATCCTTTAGCGAGGTCGGCTTGGTAAGTCGCCTCGTTCGCAACCCGCTGCTGTTCAGACCAGTCACCGTATGCCTTGGCGTTCGCCTGCCACGCATCCGCCAACGTCGGCCCATACGCCATCAGCGGGTTGTCCGCGTTCGGCTGCATGATCGGCACCGCCGCCAGCGGGTTCGCCGGCGACGCACCAGGAGTCGCCGACCAGTCCATCAACCCGTTGATCGGCGACGCCATCCCGCTTACGGCTTCGTCTGGCGCGCCCGACGCTCCGCCGCGTTCCTCGTCCGGGTCGCTTCGTCCGCGTTGGGATCGTCGTCATCCGGCAACGCCTGCCCGGTCGTGGCATTCGCCGCCGCTTCCGCCGTGGTCCCCGCAGCAACGTGGCCTTCCGCGATGGCCGCATCCCGCGCAACCGTATTGCTGACGATATCGCCATGCGGACCGCCACGAGCCGCATCCTGGGCATCGCCGGTCAGGATGACTTGCGCGCCCTGTCCCGGTGGCGACAGGCCGGGCGTGGCCTCCGGTTCGGTGCCGGATGCCGCAGCCGGCTCCGCCGCATGGCCCGTTCCGAGATCGGCGGGATCAGCCGGGTTGCTGCCTGGACGAGCGGCGGGTTCGGGAGTCGTGTCGGGATTCTTAGCCATGGACGGGTTCCTTTCTCGTTCGCGAGTGCTGGACCGGAACAACCGGCGGCACGGGTTTCAGTTCGGCTTGCGGTGTCGCCACGACACCCTCGGCATACGTGGCCTCGAACGCGGCATCCCGCATGACGGTGAAATCGCCATCCGGGCCGCGCACGATCCAGTCATGGTATTTGCAGACGCGCGGACCATCGCCGGTCATGATCTCGACGGTGCCGCCCACGAGGTGACGCCGCAGCGCCAACCGGAACGACTCCGGCATGGCGTTCATGGAGCCGTTGAATTGGAAGGCCTCCACCCCTATCGGCTTGGCAGTGTAGCGCGGCATGCGTGACTCCGTTATGCGTCGGCGACGGCGGCGCTGAATATAGTAAAAACGCCCTGATCGACAAGTGTAGTCGTGTCAACAGCAGCATCTTTGCCGAAGGTGAGTTTGCCGATGGCACGTATTTCTTGAATGCCAACACCATGGAAGTAACCGTAGTCCCTTACATTGGTCGTTGACTTCATGCGTTGCGCCCAGCCAACCCCGAACGCCTGTGCGCCGCACAGATAGCTGGCCGCCACGTCGATCCCCGCAGCGCCTACCGCCGCGAGAACCCCCAGTTCCGGTATCTCCCGGACGATCATGCCGTCCCACACCAGATCGCCGCCGGAGAACAGCGGGTTGTCGATCCAGCCGTTCTCACGCGGACGGGCATCCTTGTTCGCCGCGAGCACCGGAGGATCATTGCGGAAATCGCGGAACACCAGCGACGGCATGAACACGACGAACCACTCTTCGTCGTTTTCCACATCCATCCGAATCGGCCGGATATGCGGGGTTGCGGTTTGCGCCCGGCGTTTGGCCAGCGACAGCGTGGCCCCGGTCATCTTGCCGGTGTTAACGGCAATCGTTGACAGTGCGGTGGCGTGGACATTGGAAACAGCGTTGCCGACAGACGGCCCGAACAGCACGCGATCCGAGTTCGAGGTCAACCACACGTTGCGGGCCGCAGCGTTCGCGGCCGCATAGGCAACACCGTTGATCGAGGTAAACGCGGCGATGATGTCCGCGCGCATCTTCTCCATTTCCCAGTTCATCAGCGCATCGCGGGCGGCGTTGCGCAGATCGATGGAAGACTTCTGTTCGTCCCATTCGGACACCGCGACGGCATGGCGGATCGGTGCGACGGTCAGCTTCATCGACCGCTGGTCGAGGATTTCTTCGTTGCCCTCAAGAACAGTATTGCCGGTCACGCCAGCACCGACCAGGCGGCGGACGGCGGCGAAGGTGATGGAGTCGCCGGACTTCACCGTCAGATCATCCTTGACCTGGATCATCGAGGTTGCAGTCTTACCCATGTAACGAGCAAATCTATTTGCCCGCACATACTCTGAAAAGAACTTTCCGTCCCAGATTTGCGGAGTAAGTCCACCCCTAGACGGAGTAACATTCATGTCTGCCACAATAATGGCTCCTAGCTATACTTGATCGGTTGAGGGGATTTAGGTCGCCCGATCAGTGGCTCGGCGGCAGCGTTCAGACCCGACCTGATTTACTGGGTAAAGAACGCCCGGTTATCGCCCCGGCGGCAGGCTTAGGCTGTATTCCGGTTAGGCTATCGTTTCCTCGGCCGCAGGATATCGTCGAGGTCTTCCGGGCCCGTCCACACCGGCGCGCTACGCGGTGCGGCGGATCGCGCGGTCCCGAGCGAGGTTGGCAACCGGACAGCAGGCGCGGCCAACCTTTCGGTTCCCGTTTCGGCGGCGTATTCGGCCTCGATCTTGGCGCGGATATCAGCCTCGACCTTGGCCCGGTAGGCAGCGGGATCGGTGCCGATTTCGGCCATCGCCGCCGTGCGTTGGCCTACCTCGTAGGCAAACCTGTATGGGTCCGGGTGGTTGGACAGTTGCGCCCGCAGCGCCGGATTTGCCTCGGCTTCCTTCTTAAACAGGGCGATCTTGGCGTCCACGTCGGCTCCGTCCACCTTGTCACGCAGCAGCCGTTCCGAAAGATTCAAACGCTCGTTGTAAAGCCGCTGTTCGAACCGCGCATCCTGGAATGCCGCGTATCCCTCCGGGTCTTCGGCCGGGTTCGGCACACGAACCGGAGGTGGTGGCTCCACGGGCCGCTGTTGGACTGGTGCGGGCGGTGGCGGGGCTTGCGAGGCCGCCGCTATCTGAGCCAGCAGCGCGTCGCGCTCCCCTTGCAGCCGGTCACGCTCGCCCTTGTAGTCGCGGCGCTCTGCGCGTACGGATTGCAGCGCCTTCCTCAGGCCGACAACGTCTTCCGGCTCCTCAACGGCTTCTTCCGGCGGGTCCGCTGCCTTGGCGGGATCGGCGACTATCGGTGGCGCCGCCTCTCCCGCCTCGGCAACCGGCGGGGCTTCCGTCGCCTGAGACTGTTGCTCCGCGGCGGACGGCGTTGCGGCCTCCGCCTGCCCGGAACCATCGGCGAGGAAGTCATCCAGTTGTTTCATCGTAGAGTGCTTTCGGCCCGATTAAGCCCGGCGTCGGCTTGCCGGGTGCGGCCCGGCCTTTCCGCGTTGACGCGCGCCCGGTAGCATCCCCGGCGGCGGGATCGGCGATGGCCTAGAGCGGCGGCACCGCGCCGAGCGGTTTGGGAGCGGCGGCACCGCGCCGAGCGGTTTGGGTGAAAGCGAGGGCACAAGATGGCAGACGCCGAACAGCCGATGGTCGAGCGGGTGGCGCGGGCGCTACGCCGATCACACACAATCACCGATTATGGCCGTGGCACATCGTCCGACGACGGATGGGAGGCCGAGCAAGACGCCGCCCGCGCTAACATCGCCGCCATGCGAGAGCCGTCCGAAGCGATGATGGCGGCTGGCGATCAATGGATGATCCATGGCCGCGCCAACGGTTCGATGTGGAAAGCCATGATCGACGCCGCCCTGGCCGAGCCGCCTACTGGAGCCAGCGCGTAGCCATCACTGGCCGGAAGATCACGTCGGTATTCGTCAGCATCGTAAATGGTGCGTTCAGGGCACCATCGGTCCCGAGTGCCGTCTCGACCGTGGCGCCGATCGACGGCCACACGAGGCACGAGCCGCCGGAGCGATTGAGGATCGTGATCGGCTCGAACCGCTGTATCGAGGGCAAGGTCACACCGGTTGTCCCCGAGCAGGTGGTGATCATCGTCGTTTTGGTCGTGATGATCGTCCCGGTTGCCGGGATGCCGGCTGCCCACGTCGCCTGCGCCGTCGATGTCGCCGGAACGACCAGCGCCGGCGTCAAAGACATGGCGTTGAAGCCGGCCGAGTCGCTGTTGTTGTTGAACACGTTCTGACTGATGGCGCCGCCCGGACCTTGGCCGACAAGGCCCCCGATCTGGGCGACAGCCGGGATGGCGGCGAGCAGCAATGCCGCGACGGAGGCGAGAAGACGATGTTTCATGGTGGGTTCCTTTTAGGTGGTGTTACGGGGATGCTTGCGGCGCCGGCTGTGCCAACGGGTTGTCCGGCTGCCCGATCGCCGCCGCATGGTCCATTGCCATCCCGTGCATCGCACCGAGCGTCGATGCCCGCGTGCTCGCGACCTGCGCATCCTGCAACGCGTCCGCACCAGGCTGCCCGGCATGGTCCACGGCGATGCCGTGCATGCGCTCGAGCGACTGAGCGCGCTTGTCGGCGGCGTCCGCCTGCACCTTGGCGACCTGAGCCGCCTGCATCGCCTGCTGGCCCTGCTGATTGGACGCCTGCTGTTTCGCGTGTTCCTCAAGCATCTTGACCAATTGGTCCTTATCCCGCAGCGACGACGCGCGAATGATAAATTCCGGCGGGAACTGCATCAGGATTTGCGGCGGCAGTTGCATGATCTGTTGGAATTGCTCGGCTGCCATCGTCGGATTGTCCGGCCCCTCTTCGACCGTGATGTCCACATCCATGTCGCCGATATCGTTTTCAACGCGAATGGTCATCTGCAACCGCGGATCGCCGGGTTGCAACTTCAACCCGAACATCACCGCTTGCGCGTCGTCGGGCGGGAGCGCCTGCAACTGCTGCGGCAGCGGGGCCGATCGATCCAACTTTTCCAGCAGATCAGCGATGGTAACCGGATGATTGAGGCCGACGAACTGCACGTTCTTATCGTTGTCCGTCACCCGTATCCATTTCTCGTTTTGCCAGAACTGGCGCACCCGCATCCAAGCGGCTTCATACACCTTGTGGGTGTGCTGACGGAGGCTGTCGGCGATCGGCTCGTTCTCAATCTGCCCGCCGGCCTGCTGGGCGATGATGGCGCGGCCCGATTGCTCGCGGGGGTCCTTGCCTGCCATCGCCGCGTTCGGCCCGGTGACGTTCATCTGCGCCACCGCATATTGCAGCAGTTCAAACTGGCCGGCGATCTCGGCCTGATCCTTCTGAATCTTGAATTCGAACCCGCGATTGACGACGATCACGCCGTCCGGCTTGGCTGCCTCTCTACGGGCTTTGTCCACGTCCGCGACTGCCCCATCTTCAAAGATGAGCTGATTGACCGACAGCGAGTGCAGCAGCTTCGATTCCCGCTTGTTGATCGATTCCTGCAACGGCACCATGTCACGCACGACGCCGTAACGGTTGTTGTCCCGGTCCACCATCGCCGAGCGCAGGATCAACGGGCATGTGGCGTTGCCGTGCCGGTCTTGATACGGCGATTTGTCCGGCCCTTCCAGGAAGCCGCCCTTCGTGAACGTCGCCGTCCACCAGTCTTTCCTGCGTTTCCAGTGGATTTGCACGATGCGCGCCCGCCGGCGCCGATTGTCCGACCAGTGCGCCTGTGGCTTGTCATCGTAAGTGTCCGACCGGGCAGCTTCGAACGTTGCCGCCAGGACATCCTCGCAGCCGGGATAGTCATCCAGTAAATCGTCCCGGTCCTTCCAGATGACCACGCCGAGGTAATGCGCATCAGTAAAACCCGGATGCTGACTGTGCGGATCGTAGAATATCCGCTCCCACGGCACATGGTTGATGACCACATCGTAGCCAGCGCCGGCCACATCCTGTTCGACAATGACCTCGCATCCGCCGAAGCCCTCGACCAGCATGTTGTCGTAAACCGAACTGCGAACCACGTCGTAACGGTTCTCGTCGGCGATAAAGCGAAGCGCCTGGGTTGCCGCGTCCGCCCGGGTGTCATCGACCGGAGTACGGGGAAACGCTTTCGGGTCTGAGCGACCCCGCCTCTCCATGCCGTTGAGCAGCGCGATCTTGCGGGCGATGACATTGTTCCACACGACCGGCTGACCGCGGCGACGGAGGATAGCAGCCTCTTCTGTGGTCCATTGCTTGCCCGTGACCATATCGCGGCAGCGTTCGGCGTCCTGGCGAGCGTCGGTGCTGGCGAGTTCGGCGTCTTCGAAGTAGCGTATCAGCCGGCCGAGCAGATCGGTTTCGTCGCCGGGATAGCCGTCGATGGTGCCGCCTGATGGCGTAGCTGCGGCCGACGAGGGACGGGTCATCAGGTCGCTCAATCAATGCCTCCCTCGGTGGGTGTGCTAGGGTACGTGGTGCGGCGAAAGGCCATTACGCGAGTTTCCAGCCGTCATCCCCGCCGTCATCGCCGCGCCGGAACGCACGGTCCCACGAATCCCCCGGCGGTGCCGGCGGCCCCGGCTTCGGCGGCGGCAGCATCATGTCGAGGAGCTGCCCAATTAGCCCGAGAGCATCCACCTGGTCGTCGTGCTTGCCCGCCGGGAATGAGAGCAATTCCGCTTCAAAGTCCGCTCGCCACGGTGCATCCGCCGCTATGTACAGGCCGCTCAGTGCAGCCCTACCCCGGATACTCTGTGCGCGGACGCTCTTGTCACCGCGCGTCGGGAACGTCTGCCGTGCCACGAAAGCCCGCCGCTCGCGTGACCTCCGGTCCAACCACGGCCCAATGCCGGCGCGAATTTGCCCCATCTCCTCCGCCCAGCCCATCGGCTTCCAGCGGATCACAAGGTTGCAAAATTCTTCGACCCACTGGTCCGACGATGTTTGGCCGCGCCACAGGTCGAGCACGTAGAGCCGGTCATCGCTATCGACGCCGACTATGACATGCACTGTCCAGTCGCCGCCGTTATCCGTCACAGCGTAGTCCGAAGCGCCGAACACCCGGAGCGCCGAGCGCGGCGGCAGCGTGGGCACGGAGCGCAGCCACTCGCGGCGGAAGTAATCCCCCGTATCGGGAACCGGCCTCCCCTGATACTGCGATGACCACTCCCGCCCCGCGCCACGGGCGGACAGCGCCGCCTTGATCCCGGCCAACTCCGCACCGTATCCATAGTTATCGTCGGACCAGAGCCACTCGCCCGGCACCCGGCCAAGCGGATCGTTCGCCTCCGCCTCCGCCGGCAGCCGCACCACCCGCCAGCGTTCCGGCTCCAGCCGTAGCAATTCGCCGGCCAGGTCGGCCTCATGCCACGGGGTCATGCAGACCACTATGAACGCTTTCGGCGTCAAGCGGCGCTCCAGGTCGCCGTTGTACCAGTCCCATACCTGCTTCCGGTCAGCCGGTGAGTCCGCTGCGGCGCGCCCTTTTACGGGATCATCGATGCAAACTCCGTTCGCACGGAAGCCCGGGATTCCACTTCGCACACCAGCCGCAAGGTATTCGCCGCCGTTCGTCGTCTTCCACCGGCCCGCCGCTTTCGTTCGCAGGCTATATCCGAGCGTCGCGGTATTCTCGTTGATGTGGTCCTGAATCTTGCTCGAAAAGTCGTCAGCCAACTCCCCGGTGTGACTTGCACCGAGCAACCTCATGCCGCGCCGCCGGGACATCAGCCACGGGGCGAACAGCCGCGTCGCATACATCGATTTCGCCGAACCCGGCGGCATCAGGACCATCAGCCGGTCAACGTGCCCATCCGCGACCGCCTGCAGCTCCGCGATCAGCAACCGGTGATGCGCCGCTGGCGTCTGCCCGAACGGTGCGAGGGCCTCGATGCACCAGGCCAGGAAGCTACGCCGGCATTCGCGGCGGCGCTGGAGTTCCTGGAGCAGCCGGAGTTCGGCAAGCGCCGGCGACTCGGGCCGGGCGATGCGGGTTCCGCCGTCAGGCATGGCGGGTTACGTGTTTGCGAGCAACGCGGTCAGGATATGCGCCCCGCTGAAGTCCGTCGTGTGCTTCTTCCGCAGCCGCTTCAGCAGGGCCGGCTTGACCCCGGCAGCCAGGAGATCGGCGAAGCAGGCATCCACGTTGAGGCGAGGGGCCTGCGGCACCACCTTGACCCCGGCAGTCACCAGCGGGTCAGAGTACACCGTCAGCACCGTGCCGACCGGCAGCGGGTTAGCGGCGTAGTCCGGCAAGGAACCGCTTGCGACCAGCGCCTTTTTCGAGGTTTCCCGCCATGCCTCGTTGAGCGAGACGGCCCGGGTTGCGACCGCATAGGTCACCCAGGCCCGGCTTGCGGCCGTCTTGGCACGGGGAAGCAGCGCGGCCAGGGTGCGGTCGAGTTCGGCCCGGGCTTCGGCGTTGGCGTCGGAGGCCGGTTTGCGGGCGTGCGAGCGTTTCGCGGGTACGGCTGGCGTGGACTCTACCGGCACCGGCTTGCGCTGGTGGCTGCGTTTCGGGGGTTCGGGGTGCGTCGTGGAGTCGAGCGGCATGGTATCCTCGTGTCGTGGTATCAATGCAGCGTGTCCGCCGGCTTCCCGGCCCGCATCACCGCGGTGGATCGCCGCAACTTGGCCATCCGGGCCTCGATTTCGGCGTCCGATAGGGCGGCGGGATCAACGTCACCCTCGGTGATTGAGACAATCAGGCGCTCGTTCCAGCCAAACACCCGGTTTACGTGCAGCAGCGCCACCACATCCCCGGCATCGGCCTTCGCAATCAACTTGATCCGCATCCGGGCAACCATTTTCACACGGCCGGTATCCAGTTCGCGGCCAAAGTACTTACGCAGCGTCGTGACCGACATTCGCAGCGGCCCGCGTTCGTGATCCGAGGGCCGGGACAGCGCGCCGGAGATTTCGTCCTCCGTCATGCCTACACCGACATAAGCCTCAACCAACAGGCGATCCTGTTTGGTCGGGACATAGGGCGGCTTGCCACGCTTGGCGCCGGGTTTGCGTTTAGTCATGCGGCTGCCTTCGGACGTTTGGCAGCGATACGGGCAAAAGCCTTGGCTACCGTCGGAAACTCGTGTCCACACTCTGGACACCGGACGTTGCCATCGATCAGCGGTTCATCGTCTTCCGATCCGCCGGTATCGCCGTCTTCGTCATCGTCGAACAACTTCAAAAGCTGGCCAGCATCGTAGCCTGTCAAATCCAGGTCGAAGCCTTCAAGCTGTAGATCACTGAGTTCGGACAGCAGATTATCGACGTTCGTGACGGCCTTGCGCGCCGACTCGTTGTCCGCAAGCCGATAGGCCCGCTGCTCCGACTTGCTCAGATGGGACAGATCGACCACCGGCCCCCGGTTCGGATCGGGGTTGCGCGGGATCGGTATGCCCTTATCGCGGAGGTTCCGCGCCGCCATCCGCCGCCCGTGGCCGTAGATAAGCACGCCTTTTGCCATGCCCATCGCCGTGGTCCAGCCGACCTTAGCCATCAGCTTCTCAATCAGCGCGATCTGCGAAGGCGGGTGATCGTTGGCGTTGAACTCGTAGTCTTCCAGGTCATCCAGCAACTCATACCGGATTTCCAGGGGCTTTGACCCCTTACCTCGTGGCGCCGCCCCCGACGCAGCCCCGCCGACACCCATAGCTATGCCGTTCGGCACCGCACCCGAGACCGTGCCACCCCGGCCAGCCCCTTCCATGTCGTCCGTCGCCTTCCCGCGCGCCTCGATGGCAGCCTTCGCGTTGCCCACGTCGAGCGCGGTGCGCATCTTGAGCGTGCGCGCCTCGTGCCCGCCGCATCCGACGAGCCACGGCGCTACCACGACGGCCAGGGCTCGCGCGATCGGCGACGTGAAGTCGACCCGCACCGGACGCACCGGCGTGCAGCCGGCCTGCGCGTTCTCGCGCTCGCAGGTGAAG